TCGCAGTATTCGATCGAGGGCAACGACGATTTCATCTACGCGCTCGGCAACAACGCCGTGACGATGTACCGCTACAGCATCAGCGCCAACACCTGGTCCACGCTCTCTCCCGGCGTGGCGCGCGGCGCCGCACCCGGTCTTGCAGCGTCCGGAAGCTGGATCCACAGCGTGTCCGCCAGCGACTGGAACAACGAGAACGCGATCCTCAACGGGCGATACATCTACTCGTTCCGTGGCGGCGCGGGCGCTCTGCTCGACCGCTACGACATCGCCGCGAATAGCTGGGCGGCGCTGACGTATTCGCCAGCCGTCGAGACGTTCACGACGGGAACGAAGTGGATCTACTCGAAAGATGCGATCTACGCTCAGAAAGACGCGACTGGCCGCTGGTTCCGCTATGACATCGCGCAAGCCTCGATGGACGGCTGGACGACGATGCTCTACCCGAACGGCGCGGCGGTGCTTGGGGATACAGCATTCGACGTGACCTACAAGGACGGCGCGACCGAGATCGATTACATGCACATGATCCTGAACACGTCGGCAATCCACATGCGCCAGATGGTGATCTGATCATGACGATTTCCGATCTGATCTCCCTCGCGCTCGCGCGCCTCGCCAACCTGACAGCGCAACGCACATCGGCGGCGTCGCTTGGCGACGCCGTCCGCATTGCCCAGCTCGACACCGAGATCGCAGAGACCGAGGCCACGCTGGCGGCGCTGCGGGGGATCTGAGATGGAAACGCTCGCAGAACGCCTCGCTCATCCAGACGTCGCGTCGTTGCCCGACTGGGCGGCAGCGGCGGCGTTGAACCAGCCCGATCCGACGCTCCCGGCGGTGGTCGAGTGGCGGCAGACGCAGATTGGCATCGGCTCCGTCCTCGACGCTCTCGGCCCCGAGGCCGGGGCGGCGCTGCTGGACGCGCTGACGACACTCGCGATCTCGCAGCCCGTCATCCGGTGGGGTCTGCGGCTGATAGAGGACGGGCGCTTTGACCTGTCCCGCCCCTCTGCGCGCGACCAGCTCGCGCGGCTCGTCGTGGCGGGCGTGGTGCAACAGGCCGAGGCGGACGCCCTGCTGGCGCTATCTCGCGTCGAGCGGCATCCGTCATGGGCCGAGGCGCACGGCGTCGTTGTTGATGCGCGGGCGGTCGGCCTGGCGCGTGGAGGTCGGTGATGGCAGTCGCGAAATGGGCCACGCCCTCGACGCGGTCGAGCAACATCCTCTCGACGGTCGCGAACTCGTTGGCGAACGGATCGGAGAGCAGCGTTGTCACCTACGACAACAGCAGCAACAAAGACCTGTACGCGCTGCTGACGCTCAAGCTCGGCAGCGTCACGCCATCGACTGGCGGGTCTGTCAGCATCCGCGTCACGATCAACGACGGCACCGATACGAGCGACAAGGTCGGCGGCGATGTCTACGTCCTGCCGCTGACGAGCGGCGCGTCTGCCAAGGTCAATGTCGTGCAGGTCAGGCTGCCGCCGTTCTCGCTGCGTCTGTCGGTGGTCAACAACGCGGGCGTGACGCTGGCGGCGTCTGGAAACGAACTCTACGTCCGCCCCTGGAACGAAGAAGCGGTCTGATGCCGCGCGGGCTGTCCGACTACGATAGCGCGCGGGTGCAGGGGCGGCTGTGGACGCCGCGCACTAGCCTATTGTCAGTCAAATCGTGGCATGATTGCTCCGACCTCTCGACTTTGACTGTATCCACACGGGTCACGGAGTGGAGGGACAAAAGCGGAAATGGTTGGCATTTGGCTAACCCGACGAACGGTCCATTGCTTACAGAGAATGGCAAGAATGGACTGGCTGTGGCGTATTTCGACAATAAAACCCTGTCCACTGCGTCGGCGTTTACGCTGACTGGAAACCCAAGCTTTTCATTCTTTATTGTTTATCAAAAGACAGATTCAATCCAAGGATGCGCTTTTGGGTGGGGCGACTACAACCTAACGGGAACATCTTGCGGAATTGACGACACAAGCAGCGCGCAAAACATCAGCATTGCATATGCAAACAGCCGTGATTTCAAGGTTACGCCGCTTGCCGTCAATAGCTGGAACATCCTGTCTTATACAAAGTCACCTGGAGCAATAAACGCAACCTCGACAGCGTTTAGGAACGGCGCAGATGCGGCGGCTACTGGGCATAGCTCAGACACGCCAGCCATTGCCTCTAATCCCTTAGTGGTCGGCCAGATTGCAAATTACACTGGCAATAGGCTCTTTGGCTACATTGGCGAGCTTTTGATACTGTCCGAGACCGCCTCGCCTGGAGACAGGCAGCGCCTAGAGGGCTACCTCTCTTATAAATGGGCTATCCCTCTCGCCGCTGCCCATCCGTTTGCCAACCGCCCCCCGTTGATCGGGGACTGAGAAGATGTTGCGCGCTCGGTTCCCAGGTCTGTGGGCGCTACTTCAGCCGCCGACGCAAGTATCTGTTCCAGCCGCCACAATCAGCCTTGCGGCTATCTCACCCACAATTGCGTCGGGCAAGAGCGTCATCGCTCCCGCTGTCGCCATCACGCTTTCAGCGAACGCCCCGAGCATTTCAGCGGGCAAAAGAGTCGTCGTTCCTGCTGCGGCGATTGCAATTTCAGGCAACGCCCCGAGCATCTCGGCGGGTAAGAGCATCGCCGTCCCCGCCGCTACGATCTCCATCGCCGCTACTGCTCCAGCACTAGGCGCGGGGAAATCGGTATCTGTCCCATCGGCATCAATCCAGATCGCAGCATCTGCGCCAGAAGTCCAAACTGGCACCGGCATTCAGGGGCTGCTGTTCCTCTTCGCCAACCTCTACGGCGCGGCGGCGGTCAACATCCTCGCGCCCGCAGCGACCATCACTATCGCTGCCAACGCGCCAACCATCCAGACCTCGACTGGCGCAACGGTTACCGTTCCCGCCGCCACGATCAGCCTCGCAGCCAATGCGCCGACGATCAGCGCGGGCAAGGCCATTTCCGTCCCCACCGCCGCCCTGCTCATGGGCGGCGAGGTTCCGGCGATCAGGACGGGCAAGTCCGTCACCGTTCCAGCTGCGACGATCAGCCTCGCGGGCAGCGCTCCGTCGATCAGCGCTGGCAAGCGTGTCGCGGTTCCGGCGGCGAACATCACGCTTTCGGCATCTGCCCCGACCGTCTCGGTCGGCGACGCCATCACCGTTCCCGCCGCCGCGATCACGCTGGCCGCGATTGCGCCGTCGCTGGCTGCGGGTAAGTCGGTCGCGGCACCCTCGGCCACCATCACGCTCTCTGCCGCGCCACCGACCATCCAGGCGGCTTCCGGCATCAGCGTGGATGTTCCCGCCGCCACCATCCTCCTCGGCGGTGAAGCGCCGTCGATCTCGGCGGGCAAGAGCATCGCCGTCCCGCTCGCCTCGGCTCAGGTTCTCGCCGCGCTCGCGCCGCAGCTGGCGACGGGCAAGTCCATCGCGGTCCCGGTCGCCACCATCACGCTCACCGCCGCGTCTCCGACGCTCGCAGCGGGCAAGGCCATCGAGGTCGCCGCAGCGGCCATCGCCATCGGCGGCATCCCGCCGCGCATCCAACTTATCGCGCCTCCCGGCACGCTGCGCGTCATCCGCGATGCCATCAGGACCGCCTGGGATGCCCGCTGGCCGCACGGAACGACCTACCGGGTACTCTGGCAGGTCAACGACAACGAGAGCGTCCCTGAGCCCGGCGAGGCGCGTGCGTGGGTGCATGTGATGATCGACTTCGACGGCGAGGATATTCGCGCCTATGCCGGCGGTCGCGAGGCATCTGACCGCGAGTGGCGCGGAACGGTCGAGATCCGCGTCATCGCTGAGACGGGCTACGGTGACGACGCCGCGCTCGACCTGCTCGATGACGCGGTCAGCGTCTACCGCTCGCGTCGCGAGGCGGGCCTGTCGTTCATCGAGGGCTCCACCGAGATCTTCGACAGCGCGACCGAGGACGGCGCGTGGTTCATCCGTGGCACGATGCTGCCCTGGACCTACGAGTACCGCGCATGAGCCTCCGCAGCACCATTCGCACCGAGATCAAGGCCGTCTGGGATGCGCGCTGGCCGCACGGCGAGACCTATCGCGTGATCTGGCACGAGAACGCACACCCCGACACGCCGACACCGGGCGAGGTGCAGCACTGGCTGCATTTGCATACCGAGTTCAGCCGCGAGGAGATGCGCGCATTCGGCGGCGGCTCGCTCGCCAACGAGCGGCTCTGGTTCGGCGCTGTTGCCGTTCGCGTGTTTTCCGAGGTCGGCATCGGCGAGGACGTCACCCTCGACCTCCTCGATGCCGCCGTCGTGGCGCTCCGCGCGCGGCGCGCGGGCAATCTGACCTTCGTCGGACCTATCGTCGGCATCGCCGACACGACACGCTCGAACGGCGCGTGGTATAGTCGCGGCGCGTCGATCCCGTTCCAATATCGCTTCCAGGGCTAAGGAGACCCGATCATGCCGATTTCCGAAGGCGTGCAATCACGCATCGTCTACAAGGCTTACAGCAGCGGGTCGATCACGGCCAACAGTGAGCCGAACACCGCGACCGACCCCGGCACGTCCGGCGGTCAGGTGCTGCGGCGCGTGTCGTCGTCGCTGAACCTGGTGAAGGACAGCTACCAGTCCGAGGAAATCAGGACCGATCGGCAGATCGCGGACTTCCGCCACGGGCTGCGGCGCGTCGAGGGCGCGATCTCGGGCGAGCTTTCGCCGAGCACCTATTTCGAGCTTCTGGTAGCCGCGCACCGCGACGCGGCGGTCTCGTCGCTGTCGCTGTCGAATACGCAATTCACCAGCGTCACCAGCGACAGCTCGACCTCGACGTTCACGTTCACGGCGGGCGACCCGGTGACGAGCGGTCTGCGCGTCGGTGACATCATCCGCTTTGGCACGCTCGCCACGACGGCGAACAACGACCGGAACTTCGTGATCCGCAGCTTCGGCGGAACGTCGAACCGCACCGTCACTGTCAGCCCTGCGCCGACCACCGACGCGGTGGCCGACACCAGCTTCACCGTGACCCGTCCCGGCAAGACGACCATCGTCCCGGCCTCGGGCTTCACGGCGCGCAAGTTCGGCATCGAGGAATATCGCGAGGATCTCGACCTCTCGCGCCTCTTCACCGAATGCCGCGTGTCCGGCTACTCGCTGAGCCTCCCGGCCACCGGCCTTTCGACGGTGGAGATCCCGGTGATGGGCCGTAATGCGGTGTCGCTCTCGGCGGGCAGCGCGCCCTATTTCACGGCTCCCGCCGC